GAAGAAGACGTACTGACGTGCACGAAGAGGATCAACGGCGGGACCATCGGACTCGACCAGCGAGAAGCACTCTACAAGGAAGCGCTTACCATCTTTAGTTGACAAATATAGAAAAGAGTGATATATTAAGACTATGAATTTCTATACACACGTCCACGTTATGCGAGACTCGATCTACCTCCGCGGCTATTCCAATGGAAGGCGCGTTCAGGAAACTATCGACTATGAGCCGTACCTCTTCGAGGTCACAGGCCGTAAGTCAGAATACTCTACCCTCGCCGGCAAGCCCGCCGAGAAGATTTCCTTCAAGTCCATGCGCGAGGCCAAGGACTACGTCGAGCTCTACAAAGACACGATGGGCAAGCGAGTCTACGGGCTCACTAACTTCCAGTACGTCTTCCTCAACGACGAGTATCCAGGCGAGCTTGAGTACGACCCGAGCCAGATCTCGGTAGTAAGCCTCGACATCGAGACCGACTCGAGCGGTGGGTTCCCTAACATCAGGGAAGCCGACAAGGCGATCACCGCTATCTCGATATCCAAGAACGGCAAGAAGATCGTCTTGGGTACTCGCTTCTATAAGTCAAAGTCCAACGACGTCACCTACAGGATGTGCAAGGACGAGAAGGACCTGCTCAGCAAGTTCCTCGTCGTGTGGACTCACGAGGACTGGGCTCCCGACGTCGTGACCGGATGGAACGTCGAGATGTTCGACATCCCGTACATCTACAACCGCATCCGAGTAGTGCTCGGCGAGAAGAACGCTAAGATGCTGTCGCCTTGGGGTCGTGTCCACGAGCGTGAGATCATCCGCGGCAAGTCCTCCTCCAACTCAGGCAAGGACCTCGACAGTCGCGTGGAGCACGTCTACGACATGGTCGGCATCGCGGTACTCGACTACCTTCAACTGTACAAGAAGTTCTCGTTTAAGAACCAAGCGTCCTACAAGCTCGACCACATCGCCAACGTCGAGCTCGGTGAGAGGAAGCTGGACTACTCTGAGTACGGCTCACTCAACGACCTCTATGAGAAGAACTACGAGCTCTTCATCGACTACAACATCCACGACGTCGTCTTGGTAGACAGACTCGAGGAGAAGCTCGGCCTCATCAAGCAGGTGTTCGCCATGGCCTACGACGCCAAGGTGAACTACGTCGACGTCTTGACCACCGTGCGCCCTTGGGACGTCATCATCCACAACTACCTTATGAGCAAGAAGACCGTCATCCCACAGTTCGAGAAGGGTGACGACGACTTCAACCTCGTCGGCGGTCACGTCAAGGAACCTCAGCTCGGGATGCACAAGTGGGTCGCGTCCTTTGACTTGAACTCGCTCTACCCTCACTTGATCATGCAGTACAACATCTCGCCTGAGACGTTCGTCGAGAAGCTCGACTCCTTCCCAAGCATCGATGCCCTGCTCGACAGGTCGACCGACTACGAGTACAACAATGAGTGGTCCTACGCTGCCAACGGTTGTGTGTACCGTCGCGACAAGCTTGGGTTCCTTCCCGAGCTCATGCAGAAGATGTACGACGATCGCGCCAAGTACAAGGTCATGATGATCGAGGCAAAGAAGAGGTACGAGGAGACTCACTCCCGCAAAGACGAGAACGACATCGCTCGATACCACAACCTTCAGCTTGCCAAGAAGATCCAGCTCAACTCGGCCTACGGTGCACTCGGCAACGCCTACTTCCGCTGGTTCAACTTCAACCACGCCGAGGCCATCACCACTTCCGGTCAGCTGTCCATTCGCTGGATCGAGAAGCGTATGAACGAGTTCCTCAACAAGCTTCTTAAGACCGAGGGCTTCGACTTCGTCATCGCCTCCGACACCGACTCGATCTACGTCAACCTCGAGCCGCTGGTCAACTCGGTGTTTCCCGGCGAGACCGACAAGCCTAAGATCGTCGACGCCCTCGACAAGTTCATCGAGGCTAAGATCCAGCCGTTCATGGACAAGACGTATCAAGACCTCGCCGACCATATGAACGCTCGTCAGCAGAAGATGAAGATGAAGCGTGAGACGATCGCCGACAAGGGGATCTGGATCGCCAAGAAGATGTACATGCTCAACGCTTGGGACATCGAGGGCGTACGCTACGACAAGCCAAAGCAGAAGGTAATGGGCATCGCGTCCGTCAGGTCTTCTACACCGTCTTCGTGTCGCTCGGCCCTCGAGATCGGCATCACCAAGATCATGAACGAGGATGAGGAGTCGATCATCGAGTTCATCGCGAAGTTCAGGGAAGAGTTCGAGACGCTTCCGTTCGAGGAGATCGCTTTCCCTCGCGGCATCAAGAACATGAACAAGTATCGTGACAGCTTGACGATCTACAAGAAGGCGACTCCTATTCAGGTCAAGGGCGCCCTGATATATAATAAGTTCGTCCAAAAGTTCGGCAACAAGTACATGCCGATCGCGGACGGTGATAAGGTAAAGTTTGCATACCTCAAGGTCCCCAACATCGTTCATGAGCAGGTCATCGCGGTACCTGATGAGATGCCTGATGAGTTTGATCTCAACAAGTATCTCGACCGCGACATGCAGTTTGACAAGGGGTTCCTTGAACCTATGCGGTCAATTCTCGAGGCTATCGGCTGGTCGACTGAGAAGAAGTCGACTCTTGAAGACTTCTTTGGATAAGGAAATACAGATGAAGATCGACGACGACTTTGGATTCTCACTAGTATCTGAGACTGAGCTCAAGGCTCACGAGGAGACGCTTAAGAAGAAGGTCGAGGAACAGTCTCGAGTAGTCGAGAAGACCTCTAAGGACGCTAAGGACAAGATCCACACGCTTCGCGACATGATCATGCCCCTTCTCAACAACCTGTCAAAGGATCCAGCCAAGGAGTACATCCTGTGGCCGGACCGTGCAGCCAAGATCCAAGCATTCATTAACAAGATCAACGCCTTCGTGGATGAGAAATGATCGACTACATCGCTCTGCTAGTAGCCCTCTCGGTCTCAGCAGTCTCGGGATACTACTCAATCATCGGGTTGACTAGCATCTTCTCTGCTTCTTTCTGGCCAGTCGTGGTAATGGGCTGTGTGCTCGAGGCGGGTAAGCTCGTCTCAGCTTCCTGGCTCTACCGCAACTGGAAGACGGCCCCGCTCTTCTTAAAGTCATACCTCACGCTGGCCGTGATAGTCTTGATGATCATCACGAGTATGGGCATCTTTGGGTTCCTGTCAAAGGCACACATCGATCAACAGGTAAACTTGACTACGGGCAACGCTGACCAGATATCGATAATCGATACCAAGATCGAGGCCGAGAGCCAAGTCATCAAGGACCTCGACCTTCGAATATCACAGATCGACAACGCAGTCACAAAGATGACCGACAAGGGACAGGCCCAGTCGTCGCTGAACGCTGCAGAAAAACAGAGGAAGCTTCGCGATGATCTCACTAAACAAAAGAATGCACACTCAGAGACAGTATCTACACTCAGGGAAGAGAAGATACCTCTTGAGTCGAGTCTCAAGAAGATGGAGGCTGAGGTCGGACCAATCAAGTACATCGCGCAGCTTATATTTACAGACGCTGGCAGCGAGAATCTCGAGAGAGCCATTAGAGGTGTCATTCTTCTCTTGGTGATCGTGTTCGACCCTCTAGCCGTAGTGCTGCTTATCGCAGCCAACAGTGGACTGGCTCGCAACCAAGACGAGGAAGAAGTTAAACCTAAAAAGAAACAGTTGACAAATAAGCCAAAACGTGATAATATATTAAAGATTGACAATAACAACATTACGCAGTTCATAGACAAGGAGAAGCCATGAGTAATTTCTTTCGTAACTTCGTTGAGCAGATCAAGGACGATGACACGTCGATCATGGCCGACGGTAAGGGCTCGGCTGAGTTCAGTGGAACCATCGATACCGGCAGCTACATCATGAACGCCGTCCTGTCTGGAAGTCTGTATGGCGGCATCCCAAACAACAAGATCACTGCGTTCGCTGGTGAGTCGGCTACCGGCAAGACGTTCTTCGTGCTCGGCATCGTCAAGTCGTTCCTTGATCAGAACCCCAATGCCGGCGTGGTCTACTACGACACCGAGGCTGCCGTCACCAAGAACATGATGGAGGAGCGCGGCATCGACACACATCGAGTCGTCATCGCCGAGGTCGACACAGTCCAGAAGTTCCGTCACCACGCTCTCAAGATGATCGACTCGTACGAGAAGGTCAAGGAGAAGGAGCGTCCTCCGATGATGTTCATCCTCGACTCGCTCGGTCAGCTGTCGTCTACCAAGGAAATGGAAGACACCGCTGAGGGCAAGGAGACCCGCGACATGACCAAGGCACAGATCATCAAGGCAGCCTTCCGCGTCTTGACTCTCCGCCTCGCAAAGGTCGGCGTCCCGCTGCTTGTCACTAACCACGTCTACGCCGCGATGGGATCGATGTTCCCGACCAACGAGATGGCCGGCGGCTCGGGCCTCAAGTACTCGGCCTCCACCATCGCCATGCTCTCGAAGCGCAAGGAGAAGGACGGCAACGAGGTCATCGGCAACATCGTCCACGTCAAGATGTACAAGTCTCGTCTCTCCAAGGAGAACAAGATGGTCGACGTGCTCCTTACCTACAAGGACGGTCTCGATCGCTGGTACGGTCTTCTCGAGCTGGCTGAGCGCCACGGCGTGTTCAAGAAGGTCAGCACTCGCTTCGAGATGCCTGACGGGACTAAGGTCTTCGGCAAGACAATCAACGACAACCCCGAGAAGTACTTCACCAAGGACGTGATGGCCATGCTCGAGGTCGCCGCCAACAAAGAGTTCCGCTACGGCTCCGGTGAAGAGCCAGTCAAGTATGACCCTGAGACTGGAGAGATCAATGAGACTGACGAATGAGGTCTTCTATAGTCTAGACCGAAAGCGCAAGGGTGAGGTCAGAGCAGACGGCGACGTCTACGTCTGCCTCTTCTTTGAGGATAATAGATTGATTGGCGTCCAATCATGTTCAGGTAAGAGTATCTGGTGGGCGCGTGACGTAGCTGAGAACTTTACACTGGGGATTCTGAATGTCGATAGAGAAGGTGATCTTCGCGAACCTGCTGGCGACGGAGGGATTCGGACGGAAGGTAATCCCATTCCTTAAGTCTGAGTACTTTCTCGACCACGGTGATCGGGTAGTATTCGACGTCATCAACGAGTACGTCAACAAGTACAACGGCTTCCCTTCCAAGGAAGCGCTTCTCATCGAGCTCTCGAACAAGTCGGGAGTCGGTGAGAACCAATACAAGTCAATCAAGGAGACTGTCGAGTCACTCGACGTCACGGGCGAGACCAACGTCGACTGGCTCGTAGACCAGACTGAGAAGTTCTGCAAGGACAAGGCGGTCTACAACGCGATCATGGCGTCTATCCAGATCATCGACGACAAGACGGGTAAGCTGTCGCCGGGGACCATCCCCCAACTCCTCAGCGACGCACTGGGTGTAAGCTTCGACACGAACATCGGCCACGACTTCATCGAGGACGCCACCGAGCGATTTGACTTCTATCACCAAAAACTAAACAGGGTTCCGTTCGATCTCGAGTACTTCAACACGATAACGAACGGAGGGTTGCCGAACAAAACACTTAACGTTGCTCTAGCCGGTACAGGCGTGGGTAAGTCTTTGTTTATGTGTCACTGTGCCGCAGGCAACCTGACCAAGGGACAGCGAGTGCTCTACATCACTATGGAAATGGCTGAGAAGGAGATAGCAAAGCGCGTCGATGCTAACCTTCTCGATGTGACGATGGACGAGCTCTCGCTGCTTCCCAAGGACTTATACGACAAGAAGGTGGCAAAGGTAAGGGCTAAGACGGTCGGCAAGCTCATCATCAAGGAGTACCCGACTGCCGGTGCGGGTTCTGCTAACTTCAGGCACC